AAGGTTCAAAGTTATATTGTGTTGCTGCATCTCCGTCTGGATGATAGCTGTCGCTACAAATAGTGTTCCCGCGAAATCTATATATGGCTCTTCCAAAATCAATTAATTTGAAAATTTTACCGAATGTCGGCACCTTATAATGTTGGTCGCCATATTTGTAAAATAAATATTGTTTATCAGTTTCCACATACATGATATTATTTGTATGAAGATCATTGTGTGTAAATGAAAAAACCTTCTGATAAGTAATAAGCATCATTAATATTTGAACTATTATTGCACTTAGTTCATCGTCGGTCAAATCATCGTTTGATATTAGTCGGTCAAAAGTGTCCTTACATCTCTCTAAGGCAATCAGTTGAACTGGAAATTCGTTTATATTAACATTAACTACTTCGTCTGATTCCGTAGAGTCTAAACTGTCGTCTTCGCCGCTACTAGAGGAGTCGTCGCATTCATCTTGGCTATTCATATCAGAATTAGACGACCTAGAAGAACAAGATACACTAGAACTGTCATCCTCGTTTATTTCTTTTATATTTCCATCATAGCATAATTCGGGTCCGTTGTTCCTAGATAAATCGCTATCATTCGCATCAGCATTGCTATTTAGTGAGGAGTCACTGAATACACTATTAATATCGGACAGGACAACAGAATTTGTAAACACAATATTCTCAATGCTTATATCACCCCCTATTTTAATATTACTTTTATAGTTTCTGGTATTTTTATTTAATAATTCATTATGAAAAGCGTTTTCAAGACTGAATAATACAGATTTATTTTTATGGAAGTAGTCAGAATCATATAAATATTCAACCTCGTCGTTAATATCATATATGAAATTGTGTTTCACGCACAGAAAAGAACCATAAAAGTCAATGCCATGCGTGAACTCGTTCTCATTCAACAACTGACTTGTTAAATACGAAAAAAAACTATCTACATATGCAGAATTATTTTGATCGCAAAGTTTCGCATGCGATTCGCAATCTACTAAACGGGGTAATTTTATTAAATCGCCATGCGATGCATCATATTTCCCAGTAATGTATTTTGTAGGGTCTAATAAGGGGCTATATTTAAAGAACATTTGTTTTGTGGTTATTTCATTACTAATATCAGATACTTTGCCAGTATATTTGTTCTCTGATTCCTTTGAAGTTATGTTTCGTATGTAGTATTTATTATTAAGATTTATTGAATTGTAATTACTCTCATTGAGTGCGAAAAATTTCTTATAAATTGGAATATAATTCTGAACATTAGAGAGATTTGTAAATTCAACGTCTTCAAAATTGCTAAATAATTTATCATTGTTGTATTTTTTATAAGCTAATTCCATTATTTAGAATGCTATATTAAAATAAAGTAGGATTTAACTCATATATTCGGATAAAAGGGTGGTTTTTTATCTTAAATTCCTATAAATGACTTTAGAGTTAAGAAAATTTGACATGTCGCAAATTAGCTTCAGACCAGATGAAAATAAAGGGCCTGTTGTAGTTTTAATCGGAAGACGCGACACTGGTAAATCCTATTTGGTTCGTGATTTATTGTATTATCATCAAGATATTCCTATAGGCACTGTAATATCAGGGACAGAAGCAGGAAACGGATTTTATGGAGGGCACGTCCCGAAATTATTTATTCATGATGAATATAATACTGCTATTATTGAAAATATTTTAAAAAGACAAAAGACCGTTTTAAAACAGGTAAAAAAAGAGATCCATAATTATAACAAATCGTCTATTGATCCAAGAGCTTTTGTTATATTGGATGATTGTCTTTTTGATAATAGTTGGACAAAAGATAAGATGATGCGGCTGCTCTTTATGAATGGTCGTCACTGGAAAATAATGCTTGTTATCACTATGCAATATCCGCTAGGTATCCCTCCTAATCTCAGAACAAATATAGATTACGTGTTTATATTAAGAGAACCATATATATCAAATAGAAAGCGTATCTGGGAAAACTATGCTGGTATGTTTCCGACATTTGAGAGCTTTTCGCAAGTAATGGACCAATGTACTGAGAATTTCGAGTGTTTAGTGATAGATAATAATTCCAAATCTAATAAATTGCACGATCAAATATTCTGGTATAAGGCAGAACCTAGAGGAGACTTCAAATTGGGGTCTAAGGAATTTTGGGAGATATCTAAAGACTTAGAGTCTGATGAAGAAGAAGATGTTTATAACCCGAATACACCTAAGAAAGGAGTTACTAAAATTAATGTTCGGAAGAACAAATGGTAAATTCCATTTTCGTTCCAACACACTTATTTTCCGATATAAACACGTCTTTATCAACTGAAAACACAAAACTACAATCGTGAGATTCCGGTAGACGATGGATTATACAATAAGTCTGACTACATCTACATTTACAAATCTCTTGTTCTATAGTCTTGATTTTTTTATTACAATTTGCGTGCGCGCAAGTTTGTTTTGGCATAGTTATACTTAAATATTAATTATAATATATTTAAGTATCAATTTTTTGATTATACGTCTATGTATCTATTTTGAAATATCAATGGTTGTTTTCTTGTCCGCAGCACCAGCATCACCAGCATCCGCAGCACCAGCATCACCAGCACCAGCATCACCAGCACCAGCATCACCAGCACCAGCATCCGCAGCACCAGCATCCGCAGCACCAGCATCCGCAGCACCAGCATCCGCAGCACCAGCATCACCCTTGTTAATAGTGAGTTCGCTAAGTCCATGGTCGGTATTCTTATCAATAACAACATCTTCATCTTCAAACAATTCCTTGCGAATATCGCTTACTGTAACATCATCATTGAATTTATTTTCGATACTGTTAACATTATTGACAGATACTAAATTACCTTGCTCATTGATAGTCTGTGTTAATACGTTACCACTCGCAAGCGCCTTTTCTTTATTATCATTAATCGCTTTTGTTTTGCTTTCCTGTACACGCTTATCAAAGTCGTTCTTCGCAGACTTTTCATTCTTATCCTTCTCGTTCATCAATTGGTTGAGTTCGTCTTCAAGATACTCTACACGTCCAGTCTTGTATGCTTCCGGGTGAAACGGAATCCACATACCAACTGGACCAACATATACATCGTGATTTGGGTCAATCTCGCGCAACATCTTGCATCTCAATTCTGCCTCCTGTTGTGATGGAAAGCATCCACGAACTTTTAATCCACGAACACTAGTTTTAAAACTGTGCTGTTCGTCAAACGTCTTATCCAGCGATTCTTCGTTATTATCAAGGTATGTTTTATATTCATCATCAAGCGTGCTAGTGAAGAGCTTGTCACGCTGGTCTTTTACGAAATCCTCCATATCTTTAGTCAACTCGTCAAAATCTAATGCGTCATATTTATACGCAAGAAAACTCAAAAACTGTGTATATTTCTCAAGAGATTTAGACATTTCCCATTGCTTTAGGAACTCATTAAACATAAAAATTTTTTTTTCCTTAATAATCTTTTCTGGCGATAGGAACGATACACATGCAAATTTCTGTCCAGCAATTGACTTATCCTCATCAAGCAAATCAACGTATTTAGAGTTGGCCGAGCCATCTAAGTTTAGTTTTCTTGTAACACTCGCTTGTTTATCCATAATATTAATACATTCGTTAATTATTTAAGCTTTTATCGCAGATATATACTTTTAAAAAATATTTATTTTTTTCTTATTAATATTTATAATATGAGTTTAATGAACGGACTTAACATAAGTGAGTTAATTAAAAGGGCCATAAAGTATTTAGTAGAAGGTATTATGGTTGCACTGGCTGCTTTCTTAGTTCCTGATAAGAAGCGGACTCTTAACCTTGACGAAGTTGCTCTAATCGCGTTATGTGCTGCCGCAACCTTTAGCATTTTAGACACGTATGTTCCAGCCATTGCTGTTAGCGCGCGCTCGGGTGCTGGTTTCGGTATCGGTGCCAATCTTGTAGGTTTCCCGCGGTAATCAATGATATGTAATCAACAACCACACTTTAAATATGTAATAATATCTGTAAATAATAGATATTATATACTCTATATCGTGGGGATGAATTCCCAATCTAATTCATTACATATTTTTTTCCAAATTTCATCCTGTTCAATACGTTTCTCTCTGTCTTTTAACATTGGAAAAAATTCTAAAAACTGGACTTGATTAAGCAATTCGCATAATTTATAAACCGTATAGTAGTAATTTAAAAAATTTACTCTATCATCCGGACAATATCTGGCGTATGGTGCCTGGATCTCCATAAATAAATTACACAGTGTTTCCTCTAATTCTGGCGACATTATCGGTGGTTTAATTCCTAGTTTATCTTTAATAAATGGAATATGCTCATAATATTTATTATATCCCAGTTTTTTTAATATTTCCTTCGCTTTTTTATTTGTTATTTGATGAAGACCAATCCTTTCCTTTTTAATCTGTAATTTTATATTAAGCAAAACTTCATCGGGAATTTGGGTTGTTTCTTTTGCCTGAAATTGGGCTAATATTTCGCGGAAATGATTTATTCTTTTATAAGCATAAAAACAAAGCTCTTTTGGTGGTTCTTTATATGACGATTTTTCATTATCAACCAGATATTTAAGTGTAACATGGCAATTATTACAAATTAGGATACCTTCGTGATCAACCGGTATTAGTTCGCCATTATTACATGATGTACAAACATCGATATGGTTTATAAAAGAATCAATATTAAGAAAAGAGTCGTCAACATTTACCAAATATTTTTGCACATTATTTTTATTCTCTGATGGATTTGGCTTATTTTTTTCTATATTAAAAAATTTATCCAATCTTGTCAATTCATTTGTTCCCTCTGATATTTTCTTTTTTTCTTCAAAATAATCAAAAATAATATTTGAATTAGACAATAAATAATTCTTTTCCTTCCATTTTGTATCTCTTATTTGAATCCTTATATTTTTAATTCGCTCTTTTATATCTAATAATTCTTCAATTGATAACCTAGGATTTTCTTTATTTTCACATAATTTTTGTTTCAGAGATTCTTTTTCAGTTTCCAATGATGGAAATAACTTACTATTATTATTATTGAATTCGTTTAGCATATCGCTGTGTTTTCCATCCAATGTTGTTGTTTGTTTTGAATTTATAACTATTTTTTTTGTGTTTTTATATTTGAACCCAACCATTTTTAGATATAATATATATTTTTATTTAAATAAAAATATTTACGTGTATATTAAATATACATTTTCTAATCTATTTTTAATGGAAAAGGAGAATATTTGTATACAAACTTCTCCTGAAATAGAAATAGACACAATTAAATTACAAAAAATGGCATTTATTTATAACGCAGTGGAGTCTGGATGGAGTGTTAAAAAACGCAAAGAAGCCTATGTATTTACGAAAAACCACGAAGGTAAGAAAGAGATATATTTAGATACTTATTTAAGAAGCTTCATAGAGACGAATATAGACATTAACAAATTGACATAATAACCCATTGATATGATAACGTTTTTATATAATATCCTGTTATTTTTATTATAAAATATTTAACAATCTAATTATTAATTATTTTATATTTATACACTTTTATACGAATTTAGTAAATTTATTTTCTTTAGCATATATATAAAATGGGAGGTGGATTAATGCAACTCGTCGCTTACGGTGCCCAAGATGTCTATCTTACCGGCAACCCGCAAATT